CCCACGAATAATGTGCTATTTTAATAGGCCTAGAAAAGAAATTATTCAAATCAGCCTGATCGGAATCCAATAATGTACGCACGCTGTCATACGGAACAGACGACGTGTGCAAAAATGGATTATATTCATCATCAAACATTACATTCTGGGAGGTGGATGATGTCTCACCAACCTGAATGGCTCCACTTTGGGGTAGGAACAACACCTCTCTTATTTTGTTATATGTGGCAAGTCGAATAGTACTCGCACTCCTGACTCAAGGAATGCAGACGACTGGTGTGTTGTTAGTAGCTAACTAACTCTCCTAAATAGGAGTACGACACGAGGGCCATGCTAACTGTACAAAGCCTAATTTACATTAAATATACACCAAATCACAAACATTTATAAAATTGGTAACCATATATACAGTGTCCGTTTCAACTTTACCTAAGGACCCCCGATGGACTTCGGGGGAATTTTCTGAGGAGTATATTTCTCCTTCCAAGCCACTACACGTTCATCATAATCTACAAAACCACGACACATAAGATCAATATCTGCGCGTGTAGCTACCTCCTTCAACTTACATAGCATCTCATCATATTTATCTCGACCAAAATAAAAGAAGTCTTTCAAAGACGTGTCAATATTTTCAGCACTCTGTTGCTCCATATTCAAATACTTGGATGTAACATGACAATGCAATCGCTTATAAATTGATTTTTCAGCAAGTATACCAACATTACACCCTAAATCAGAATTATAATAATTTGTACGTTTTAAAAACTCCAACTCATCATCGCGCAGAAAGGGACATTCCGCCTTTTCCTTGCTGGGGCTAGTGAACTTGATGTTATACTTAGCCAAATAATCAGACACTGATACTACATTAAACAACTTCCTCTTACTTGAGACTGAACCCAACACATCATCACCATATGTCTGTATAGCGACGTATTTTCTAAAGGAACCAATCTTATCATTGGGATACTTTGAATAATACGCACATCGCAACAATATGCTATTAACAATACAATTTATAATTACTGTTAAATTTTGACCAGATGGATTTGAACCGAACAACATCAATACAGCACCGTCATATATAATAATAGGGTTTACAACCTCTGACACAACACTTTCCATAATTGTGATATCACGCTGAGTATAGTGCTCAGACATTTTAGCAACACTTATCAAGACTTTAAAAGCCGCGCAAATCAACTGAGCTGGCATACGTTGATCGTACTCTGAATAATCTCCACCAAACTTATTTGGAAATTTCATCATATATGTATACAGTTGTTCCCATTCAGTACCTTCCGCATTGCACCCAACAGCACACTCAGTCTTGATGGAGTGCAATTGCATAACTCTAACAACAGGCAAATAATACTTC